AATTACTTAACAATGCTATGAGTCCCGCTCAAGCACAAGGTCCTAGGCTTTTGGGTCCTAATTCAACACAAGGTCCTACTCTATTTGACCCTACAGTAGGAATAAATCTAAATCAGGCTAATGCTGCGCGTCAAGCAGGAATGATGGGTTCAATTGGTTCAATTGGTATGGGTAATGCTCAACCTATGCGTCAACCACAGGGTCCTCGTTCTATGATAGGAAGAGGTGGCAGAGGTAGAAGAGGAAGCCAACCTCGCATGACTCCGCGACAGGTTCGCTCTAGCCGCGCAATGGGTCGTGGTTCTGGTGCATTTGGAATGCAAGGCAGGGGTCCAATAGCGTTACAACAGCCAAAAGCTAGAGGTAGAGGTAGAGGTAAACGTCGTTAATCAATGCCCGAATACAGGACATATGCAGGACTAGATGACCGCATTTCCAAAGATGGAGATGTTGGTTTTCTTGGTTTCAATAATCGGATGCGACCTGATCAGCTACCGCCAGGTATGCTTGCTGATTCACAGAACCTACGGACTGACCGCAGGGGTGAGGCACAGGTTAGAAAAGGCATTGATTTAATATCCAGCCCTCTGTCTACAGGTATTGAGGCCCTCACGCTTCCGTTTACTTTAGTTGCGGATGATACATCTGTTACCGCTACACAAACTGCTGGTGCGGTAGTTCTAACAAATGTTACTGCTACAAACTTTCCTAGCTCTGGAACCGTTAATGTATCAGGTGTATCTGGACTTACTCCTGCGGTAAATGGTGATCGAGCATTTACAAAGAACAGTAGCACTCAGATTACAATAGCTGACCAGACATACAGCGGCACAGCCAGCGGTACTGCAACAGTAAAGTTCGGCATACTCAATGAGGGTGCTATCAATGCTATCTATGGTTCCTGTGCTTTCTCGGATCCTAACGCATCAGCCAGTCAGTATATTATCTTTGCTTCTAATATAAAAGCGGTAGCTGTTAATACGGCTACAAATCCTGCTACTACTACCGACATTGGGTTTCCAGCAGGAGTAACTGTTTCGGCTTCAGCATCTATGCTACAGGCATTTAACAAGGTATTTATATTCCGTGACGGGAAAACAGCGTTAGAAAATAATCTAAGAATATCTACAATTAGCTCTGCAATAGTCACGGGTTCAAGCAATACTGCAACTATTACCACAAGCACGAATCACAACTTAGTAACAGGAGATATTGTTACAATAAATAATTTAGGATTCAGCACTACTGATCCTAATGGTTCAGCTAAAAGTATTACAAAGACAGGCGATACTACGTTTACTTATTCACTTACAGCAAGTGGCGATGAAACCTATACGGTGACAAGTACCTCTATTGTAGCTACTGACTTTACGAAGGTAGCTAGTGGCACTTATACTCAGCCAGTCAATCTAGCTGCTACAGGTTTTACCATAACCAATGGACTCGCTACCGTAACAGTATCTAACAGTCTATCGGCTGGGGACACAGTAAATGTAATTACTGCTGGAGGTAGCACACTGACTAAGGGAACAGCTTTTACTGTCTCTGAGGCTAGTTCCTCTGCTTTTAAATTTTTTGTTAATACTGACGATGTATCAAATCAGACTGACGTTCACTTCATTAAGAAAGTATCAGTAGGCTTAGGCTTTACTCATATGCCCGCACCACCGTATGCGGTTTACCATCAGCGTAGATTAGTCATGCCATTTAAGTTTAGTGTTGATGCGTCCGCGGACTCATTTACCGCTAGAGGTATACTCGATGAAGTTATAGGATCTGACATTTTAGACACTGACACCTATGATCAAATATTTGCTCAGTACAGGTTCAATGCTGGTGAGGCTGACTTCAACGTAGGGTTGCATTCATTTTCTGAAGATAACCTTATGGTGTTCAATCGTAATAGCATTCACTTAATTACTAACACAACATCTTTACAAGAGGCTAGCACTAAACTTTTGACTAACGAAGTTGGCTGCGTAGCCCGTCAGTCCATCTCACAGGTGGGCAACCAGGTAATCTTCCTCTCCGACAACGGTGTTTACAGTACTCAGTTCTTTGATGAATACAACCTTCGTGGCACAGAGACTCCACTCAGTGAGCCAATTAACGAAACAATCAAGAGAATTAACAAAACTTACTGGCAGAACTCCGTAGCTGTTTACTTCGATAACAGATACTTCTTGGCCGTTCCTTTAGATACATTTCAAGACGGCAGCGAAAATACCAGTGGTGTTAATAATGCAATAATAATTTACAACTTCCTTAATAAGCAATGGGAAAGCATTGACCAAGTAGCTGATACGGGATTTAATATTTCTAACTTGTTGGTCGTTGGTGAAGGCACAGATCGTGGAATATATGCCGTCAATGACATAGGCGGTGTGCAGAAACTAAACGAAAGAGTAGATGGCGTTGACAGGATAATTACTCAGATTGGTGGCGATGAAAAAACACCTATTGTTCCGGGTTCACTGACTACTCGTCAATACACATTTGAGAGCCTAGAAAGAAAGAACTGGAAGCAGTTTGAAATGCACATTGAATCCGGCGCATCTACGGTGTCTAACTTTGATATATCCGCTGAGACTGAGAACCCAGATGCCAATCTTAGTTTAGGCAAACTCAGTGACTTTGTTGGCTCAACTCTACTTGAGGCTGAGGATGTGTCCATACGTGGTAGAATAGGTAACCGTCGAGGTTACGGAATTCAGTTTACACTTAACAATACACTAGGAAGACCAAAGATTAGAGCTATTGAAGCCGATGGAGCTATATCCTTCCGTTCAACTAATAAAGCAGAATAATGGCAATTTTATCAAAAGGAACAACATTTTCAACGGGCGATCAGGTTACGGCAGCCAACCTCAATGCCTTAGTTGATAGTGCAACATTTGCAGCAGGAGCCGTGGATGACAGCACTACGGCCCTCGATAGTTCTTCTCCAAAGAAAATTATTGTAAAAGATTTAGGAATAACAACTGCCAAACTGGCTACGAGTTCAAGCACAACGACTGGTGTGACTTTTGAAAAGATGCAGCACGTCCCTGCTAATACTGTATTAGTAAATGATACTAACGCAGAGGGCGATATATCTGCTAAGGCTGTTGCGGACACACAGATACTAATTGGTGACGGTACTGGCTTTACAGCCGCCGCTCTTAGTGGTGATGCTACCATGACCAATGCAGGTGTTGTGGATATATCTGATGATGTTGCGTTAGGTGGTAACCCTACGACTACCACTCAATCAGCCGGAAACAATACAACTAGAGTAGCTACAACAGCATTTGTTACTACTGCTGTTGCTGCTGTTGCTGTAAAACAAGCTATTATTAAATCTGCTTCTGGAGGAGCCAGAGATGGGGCTAACCTTTACTTCAAAAATATGTCTGAAGTCTCTGATCCAGACAGCATTGTTAGTTTTAGTGCAGGAGATATTACTTTTGCCTCAACAGGTACTTATCTTATAGATATATCAGGTAATTTTACAGATAGTGATAGTGGGACTGGTGATTATTTTAAAATTCATCTTACGTCATCTACTTCTTCAACTTCAAATCTACTAGATGGAGATGGTCATAATACAAATTTTATAGCTACTACATCAACTCATTCATTTTCTCAAAAATATATAAGAACAGTAAGCGATGTATCTACTGATAAGTTAGCTATTTATGCAGCTACAACTGGCGGCGTTGATGCTTTAATCGCTTGGAATGCCCACGATGTATATGTTGTAATTCGTAAACTTACCTAATGCAAGTAGACAACCCAATNCTTAACTCCGCAGTAGCTGCTCTTAACTCAGAGAAGCAACCGCACTTTGCTGCTTATGTTGACCGCATTGTTGATTACTGCATAGAGAACGAGAACGGGAAAGTCTTTGAGGATTGGGATAGAGAAACACTTCGTCAACTCGTTGCTTATCACCAGGCTAAGGAAACAATTATTGCCTTATGGGATAACGAAAACAATCTACAGGGTGTATTCATGTGGTATAATTGCAATGAAGATGATCAGTGGAGTTTCGTATATAACTGGGATAAGGACAAGAAGGATGGTGACGCTATCTTTATGGCATTCTTATTCGCATCCAATACATCCTCATGGAAACAAATGGTGCTTAAATTTATTGAAATCGAACCTGATTGCCTTACAAAGAAACTCCTTGGTGTCCGTCTTCGCAAAGGTAGTCCGACTCGTATTAAATACACTACAAAATTATTTGCAAAAATTTTAAAATCTAAATAAAACGTATTATGGGAGGAAAAGGAAAAGCACCACCACCAGTTGATCCTGGTAAAGCACAAGGAGAATATCTTTTTGGAAAAGGGTTTGGAGACTTTCAAGGGGTCACTGACCCTCGATTGCAAGAAAAAATTATTGGAGCGGAAGAGACTTTTCGTCCACGTTATGCTGCGCTTGAGTTAAAGGACATACAGACCTTTGCTGAGGGCTTTGAGGATCCAGTTACAGGAGAGGTAACCCCCGGAGTTCTTGATTTGCTAGAGGAGCAGTCAAGGCGTGCAGGGGACTTACAGCGTGAGCAACTAGGGATACAGCGTGAAGCCGATGTTAGGGCGTTAGAAGAATTTGCACCACAAGCAGTGGAGGCTTTTCGTGCTGCTGATCCACGTAGTGCAGCCCTAGCGGATGCAGCCCAACAGCAAGCCCTTGGTTTATTTGCAGAAGCACAAGGTCCACTATCACCTGAGCGAAGACGCATGGCAGAGCAAGCTGCTCGTGCGGGTTCATTGGCGCGTGGTCGCATTGGAGACGAGTCCTCAATTGCCGCTGAGTTACTTGGCCGTGAACAGTTCAGATCTGGACTAAGAGCAGAAGCTCGTCAGGCAGGTGCTGGCGCATTTAGACAGCAACGTCAAATAGCTGGGGATTTGGGTGCGGCTATTCTTGGGAGACCATCTTCTGCTATATCGTTAGGCGGTCAAACGCTTGGACAGGCTCAAGGACTAGCTGCTCAAGGAATAGGACCACAACTCTTTGACCCCAACGTAGGGATTAACATGGCACTACAACAACGTAGTCAGGACATGGAGCTTATGGGTGCAAACGCAGCAGCATCAGGAGCTATATATGGTGGATTAGCTCAGGGTCTTGGTTCCCTCGGTGGTGGATATCTTGGTTCGTTAGGATAAAATAGCAAAGGTATAATAACATG